TAAAAGGAATCACGATAAAAATAGGCGGCGAAACTACAGAGCTACAAAAAGCACTAAATAACGTAGATAAACAAGTCTACGGATTAAATAACGACCTAAAAGCTCTAAATCAAGCGCTAAAATTAGATCCTAAAAATACAGAACTATTAGCTCAAAAGCAGGACGTACTAGCGCGTAATATCGCAGCCACTAAGGACAGATTAGAAACTTTAAAAGAAGCCCAAAGACAAATGGGAGACTATAATAAGTTAACAGATCAACAAAAAGAATCCTATAACCAGCTAAGCCTAGAGATAGCCAAAGGCGAGAAAGCTCTAAAAGATATGAATAAAGAGCTACAAGCGACGAGCGGAATCGACATGGGTAAACTAAAGGACGGACTAAAAAAAGTCGGAGACGTAGCCTTAGAAGTATCTAAAAAGCTAATGCAAGTAACGGCAGCCGTAAGCGGAGCACTAGCCGGAGTCGTAGCCGCTGGAGTAAAATCCTACGCAGATCTAGAGCAAAATCTAGGAGGCGTAGAGACTCTATTCGGAGAGTCAGCGGATAAAGTAGTAGAAAACGCTAAAAAGGCATACGCTACAGCCGGAGTATCAGCTAACGAATATATGGCCGGAGTTACGTCTTTCTCAGCTAGCTTACTACAAAGCCTAGGAGGAGACACAGACAAAGCGGCGGACATAGCCGACCAAGCCTTCCGAGATATGTCGGACAACGCTAATAAATTCGGTACAGATATGAGCTCTATACAGAGCGCATACCAGGGATTCGCTAAGCAGAACTACACTATGCTAGATAATCTAAAACTAGGCTACGGCGGTACTAAAACCGAAATGGAGAGATTACTATCAGACGCTCAAAAAATAACAGGCGTAAAATACGATATAAATAATCTAGCCGACGTATACGAAGCTATACACGTAATCCAGGACGAGCTAGGCGTAACAGGTACGACAGCAGAAGAAGCCGAGAAGACTATAGCAGGAAGCGCCAACGCAATGAAGGCGGCATTTGATAACTTCCTAAACGGCTCAGGAAGTCCGGAAGAGCTAGCTAAAGCGGTTACAAATTTCCTAACTAACATAGGAGCAACTATAGCGAAACTAGCTCCTAGTATTCTATCCGGAATCGTAACGCTAATACAGACGCTACTTCCGCAGATAGCGACTATACTAATACAACTAATACCGCAGCTACTAGCAGCCGTACAAAATATGATTAATACGCTACTAACTCAGCTAACACAAAACACGACAGCTATAGCTACAACTATAACGACTTTAATAAATCAGATCATACAATTTATAACGACTAACCTACCGCTAATCATACAAATGGGGATTACTATCCTCCTAACACTAGTACAGGGGATTACAGATTCTATTCCAACTCTAGCGGAGGCACTTCCAGAAGTTATAACGACTATAATTAACGTACTAATAGAAAATATACCAGCAGTACTAGAGGCAGCTATCCAGCTACTAATGGCCTTAATAGAAGCTATACCGGTAATCATAACAGCGCTAGTAGATAATCTACCTAGTATTATAGAGACTATCATAACTACGCTAATAGATAATATACCTATGCTCTTAGACGCCGCTATAAAGCTATTTATGGCTATCGTACAGGCGATTCCTACTATCGTAATAGAATTAGCCAAAGCGACGCCAAAAGTCGTTACTACGGTCGTAAAAACGCTATGGGATAATAGAGGTAAAATCCTAGAAGCAGGTAAAAAAGTACTATTAAATATCAGAGACGGAATCGTAGACAATTTATCGCAGCTAATGACTAAAGTAAAAGAGATACCAGGTAAAGTTAAGGGCTGGATTGAGGAAGGCTTACAAAAACTACACGACGTAGGAGACAACTTCGTAAAAGGTATATGGCAGGGAATCAGCGACGGCCTAGGTTGGATAAAAGGAAAACTAAAAGAATGGGTCGGAAACGTAGTAGATTTCTGTAAGAAAATCCTAGGAATCAAATCACCGTCAAAAGTAATGGCCGACTCCGTAGGTAAATATATGGGAGAAGGAGTAGGAGTAGGATTCGTAGACGCTATGGACGAAGTAGAAAAGGAAATGGCGGCAGCTATACCAATCGACAGCCTAATCCAGGAAGTAGACGGAGCTATGAGCGGACTATCCCACGGAATAAAAACTTCTATAAATCCGCAAGTAAACCCTAATATAACATACGAGCAAAATTACAACTTAATGGCGGCAGCAATAAAGGAAGCCCTAGACGGTACAGAGGTAACTCTAGACGATAGAGAAGTCGGAAAAATCATAACTAAGACAGTAACAGAAGAAATATACGGAGGGTAAAATATGAGATACTACGTAATTATAAACGGCGTAAATTCGCTAACAATAGAAGGCCTAGCAATAAGGACGCTACCTCCTATATCTAAACCAGCTATGAGGAATATAAGAGAAGAGATAGACGGAAGAAACGGAGATATAACTACAGAGCTAGGCTACGGAGCCTACGATAAAACTCTAGAGATAGGACTATACGGAGCCTACGATATAAATAAAATCATATCTTTTTTTAATAGTAAGGGTAAGATAATATTCTCAGACGAGCCGGATAAATACTATAACTTCGAAATAGTAGACAAGATAGACTATACTAAGCTAGTAAAATTCAGGACGGCGACTATCAATATCCATTGTCAGCCTTTCAAGTATCCAGTATCAGAAGAGCCTCAGGTAGAGGAATACGAATACGTAGAAGCTACAGGAACAAACGTAACACTAGACAATACTTCCGAAGCCATATTCAATAAAATAGACTTATTAGGAAATACAAGTCAAAACGGAACACCAACACCATCTTCACCAATACCTATTAATGTAGTAAGTGGAGATAATGAGATTAATATATGTGGGAAGAATTTAGCAAATCCTAGTGATATATATGATGGTTACCCAACAGGAAGCAATGGAGGGGCAATAGGTTTTAATCCAAGTGCTAACTCAATAACATATAAAAAATGTGCTTATGTAGTAGCAGGGCAACCATATACTTTAAGTTGGAAAATAAACACTATAAAAGCAGTAGGAAGTAGAGATATAAAAATAGTAGACAATAATAACATAATATTAGAAAACTTCAGTTATTCTAATGCTAATAACAATAGAACAAGAACATTTACTCCAACTTATAGTGGTTGGGTTTATGCGCCATTGGATACTAATGCAACTGAGGTGCAAATAGAAAAAGGCTCTAGTGCTTCAACCTACGAACCATACATAGGAAACTCTTATCCTATTAGCTTACCTGTAGAGAATTTATTTGATAAAGACAATGTTAATTTATTAAATGGAATGTTTATAAATGCTAGTTCTGGAAAGATAGAGAGTAATGCAAATACTACAAGTGTATATATACCAATAAATCCTAACACAACATATTGTGTTTCAAAAACAAAAGGAAATAGATTTGCAATAGGTTATTCATCAACAACACCAGCAGTTAATGTTTCTTTAACAAATATTGTTGATGATAGAACAAAAACAAGTTTAACAAGTACAAGTTCAAGTAATAGTAAATATTTAGTAATTTATATATCCTTAAGTGATACTGAAACATACGAAAACATAATATCAACAATACAAGTAGAAAAAGGAAGTAAAGCCAATTCATTTACTCCATACGGAAAAACACCAATAGAATTATGCAAAATAGGAAACTATCAAGACTATATCTATAAAGATAATGGTAGTTGGTACTTACATAAAGAGATAGGTAAGGTTGTTTTAGATGGTAGTGAGAGTTGGCAAAATGCAGGTACTAATCCACAAAAATGGTCTTTAGCAAAAAGCGATTATAAATATGTAGAAGAAAATATATGTTTTAGTAATTATTTTAGAAGTGTAGTAAATGGGTCGGTTGGAATGATTACTAATAATCAGATAAAATTTAGATATCATTCTGACCAAGCAAAATGGTTATATATTTGTGATACTAGTTTTTCGGCAGTTGCTGATTTTAAAACGTGGTTATCTACTCATAACACAATAGTATATTATGTCCTAGCAACACCTACTAATACTGAAATAATTGATACTACTCTAATAAATCAATTAGAAGCAATAAAGAATGCAATAAGTTACAACGGACAAACTAACATAAGTCAAACGAATAATGATATGCCTTTTATACTAGATCTATCAGCTCTAAAAGAAGGCAGCGACCATTTAGTAATAAATAACGCAGGAAATATATACGCTAAGCCTACTATGGATTTAGAAGGTACCGGAGTAGTAGATATATATCTAAACGACGTACAAATACTAGAAGCCGACCTAACAGAGACTAATAATATCGTAATAGATACAGAATCTATGGAAGCATATAATCCAGATACTAACGCTCTAGCTAATAGACAGGTAACAGGCGACTACTCAAAAATAAAACTAGAACCAGGAGAGAACGATCTAAGATTCAGCGGAGACCTATCTAAGGCCACAGTAACGAAATACAAACGCTGGCTATAAGGAGGTAAAATATGATACGACTATTTGATACTACAGATAATCTATTCCAAAGTAACGGGGATAAGATAATAATCCCGACGAGAGCCATAGTCCACAAAGAAGACAACGGCTCTTTTTACTTGGATTTAGAGACAGACCTATCCTATATAGATTGGCTAACTCCTAACAGAATCCTAGTAGCTAATACTCCGCAGGGAGCGCAAGCCTTTAGAATAGCTAACGTAGATAAGACCAGAAAAAAGATAACTATAAAAGCTAACCATATATTTTATGACTCAGCTAACTACGTAATAGCCGACAGCTACGTAGTAGAGAAAAACTGTAACGACGCCCTAGATCATCTTAACAACGCTACAGATACTACTAGTCCATATACTACGACTAGCAATATAAACAAAATAGCAAGCTATAGGTGCGTACGTAAAAGTCTATACGAAGCTATCCAGACAGTACTAGAACGCTGGGGCGGACACCTAGTAAGAGATAACTTCGATATAAAGATAATGGACTCAATCGGTACAGATAACGGAGTAGTAGTAAGATACGGAAAAAATCTAAAGAATATAACGGCTACATATAACTGGGACGCAGTAGCTACTAAACTAATGCCAGTAGGTAAGGACGGATTACTACTACCGGAGCAGTACCTATATAGTGAGACTAGATATGATATCCCATATACGAAAGTAGTAACATTCGACCAGGCGGAAATAGAAGAAAGCGACTACGAAATAGACGGAGAACTAGACGAGAACGCATATACTCAGGCTCTTATAGAAGATCTAAGAGCAAAAGGCACGGCGTATTTAGAATCGAACTCCGTACCGGCGGTAAATTATACGCTGGACGCCAATCTAGAGCGCATAACAGATATAGGAGATACTATCCAGGTAATAGACGAGCGTCTAGGTATAGAACTCCTAACAAATCTAATAGCCTACGACTATAACTGTATAACAGAGAAATATACAACCGTACAATTCGGTAATTTTACGCCAGCTCTAAACGGACTACTAAATACAGTAGCAAATAATACAGCTACAGCTATAGAAGAGAATAACGCAGTAATAAGAGTATCACTATCCCAGGAACTAGAAGAGGCTACAGATAGGATTATGGGAGTATTAGGAAATAGCTACGTAATATACGACGGAGATAAAATCCTAGTAGTAGATAGCCTACCTAAAGAGACAGCTCATAACGTAATAGTAATAAACTCCGGAGGAATAGGATTCTCTAGTAACGGAATCAGCGGGCCATTTACGAGCGCTTGGACTATAGATAATACTCTAAATATGGAAAACATAAACGTAATAAATCTAACAGCTGACCTAATCCGCGGCGGTACTCTAAAACTAGGCTCAAATCTAAACCAATACGGACAGATAGAAATCTATAACGAATCTAATAACCTAATAGCCGAGATGAATAAGAACGGCCTAAAAATGTATGGATTAGACGGATCATACGTACTTATAAATAATACGGAAGGATTCGCAGGATACGACAGGAATAATAATAAAATATACTGGGCGGCAGGCGACGCGTTCCACATGAAAAAGAGCGAAGTCGAGGAAGAAATCACGCTATGCGGTAAATTACGATTTATACCTATTCAGATAACAGATAACGGAGTAGTAACACACGACGGCATAGGATTAGTATCAGTATTAGGAGGTGACTAGTAATGGCAATAATAGGAGATAAAAGTACAACTCTAGCAGCTCCAGCCAGTTCGACGTACAAGTATACACTAAGAGCATTCTTCGAAGAGCAGGGGACGGATACAACCAACAACACTAGTAAAATATACGTAGAGGCTTCTCTAGCAGCTTCTCAAATAGCATTTGACAACAATAAAGGCGGCACTCTATCAATTTACTGGCACGATAACAACACTAACACAGATACGCTAGCCGCGTCCTTAACAGTAAAACAATGCGGGAAGACATACGGCACGAAGTGGATCGGAGCTACAATATATCCAACTCATAAATCAGACGGGACTCTATCCGGATACGCTATAGCCAAGTGGGAAAGACTAACTACTAATAACTATATACCTTATAACGGTAGCGTCAGTACAGATAATACCGCCTTAACTAATATACCTAGGCAAGCTACGGCGGATTCAGTAGCAGCATTTAACGACGAGCAGAATCCAGTACTAAGATATACAAATAACGCAGGGAACGCCGTAAGCAGCCTACAGGCGTGCATTGCTCTTACAACGTCAGAAGCGGCTAGTAATCCTACAGTAGCATGGAGAGATATAAGTAAGACAGGTAATAGCTATACTTTCAATCTAACAGCCGCCGAACGTACGGCACTAAGAAACGCTACAAGCGGACAAAGCCGTAATTTATGGTTTTACGTAAAAACAGTACTAAACGGAGTAACGTACTACTCTTACGCAATAGGTAAGATGACAATCGTAAACGCCAACCCGTTTATAGATACTATCAGCTACAGCGATATAAATACAGAGACGACAGATCTAACTAATAACGACCAGGTTATAATCCAGGGAATGAGCAGATTACAATTCCAATTATTCGACGTGGAAGCTCTAAAAGGAGCTACGCTATCTAGTCTATCAATCAACATAAACGGAAACGTAAGAACTATACCATTCTCAGGAAGTAGCATAACTAGAACTGAATACACATACGGGGAGCTAGACGTATCAGAAAATATAAACGCGATACTAACTCTAACAGACAGCCGAGGATTCAGCTCTAGCTTTACAGTACCTATAACAGTATGGGATTACGAGCAACCTACAGCGATAATAACAGTATCTAGAGAATCTAACTTCTATAGTCAATGTCATATAAAAGTAGACGCTAAATACTCTAGCCTAAATAATCTAAATACTATAGATATCCAGTACAGAATCAAAAAGAGCACTGATACGAACTGGGGAGCTTGGACGCCACTCCAGGACAACGTCGAGGCCTCTTTTACAGCAGATAATCTATACGCCTGGGATCTACAGGTTTACTTAGAGGACGCGCTAGAAACTACGCACCTATATACAATCAATAAAGCTCTAGACGTAGGTATACCGCTAGTCTTCTACGACCTAAAAAAGAGAAGCGTAGGAGTAAATACTATGCCTCAGAATACAGGTTCTCTAGAAATAGACGGAGTGGACCTACGTAACATATATACAACTACAGATCAAAAAGTCGGGACATGGATAGACGGTAAACCAATCTATAGAAGAGTAATAAATAAAGCTAATACTAACGCAATAACTAACGCACTAGATAACGTAGATAATATAATCAAAATGGATTGCACCGCAAGAAGAAAAAACACTATAGAATGGAGAAATATACCGTGGTTATATGTAAATAGCGATACCTACGGAAATGCCGTCTGGGCTGGCGGATTTTATTATAATCAATCACAAAACACAATTTATTTTCAAGTAGGTAGTAGCCTGAGTGACATAGACAGACTAATCCTAATAATTGAATATACTAAGACGACGGACTAAGGAGGAAATAATATGAAAGAATATCTAACTACAGCCCTAGAGAATCCAGCTATAAAAGTTTTACTAGTACTAATAGCTCTAGACGTATTCTTCGGAGTACTAAGAGCTATAAAAGAGAGAGACACTAATTCGACTATAGGCATAGACGGACTAATAAGAAAAACCGGAATGCTACTAGCCGTATTTGTAATCAGGATAATAGACATGATAACAGGCGTAAATTTTATAGGTTTTATACCTCAGGAGGTATTACAATACCTACCGCTAAAATCTATAGGAATAGCGTCTTTTTTCTGTATCCTATATATCCTATTCGAGTCTTTATCCGTACTAAAAAATATGTATAAATGCGGGATACCAATCCCAAAGAAACTAGAAGGTTTACTCAAAAGACTACTTAAAGATTTCACTAGCGAAATAAAGGAGGATAAATAATGGCATATCAAAGAGCATACTTCCCAGCTAAAAAAATCAATATAAAGCAGGGATACGGAGTACTATCTAGTACTCATAAACACCGCTACGCAATCGATAACGGAGGGATATATAATCTATTCGCGCCTTTCGATTGTAAAGTAACTATGCTATACGTACCTAAGAAAAAGGACGGAAAACTAGACACCAGCCACGCCTTCGAAGTATGGCTAACTAGTACTAAAAAGGTACTATGCTCTAACGGAATATACGACTATCTAACTCTATCTATAACGCACCCATACGATATACATAAGTTAAAACTAGATCAAGAATTTAAACAATTCCAGAGCCTAGGAATCAGTACAGGAGTACAAACAGGGAAGGGCACAGGACCGCACGCCCACATAGAGCTTAGCATAGGAAAAAAAGCAGGCTGGGACTCAGCTATAGAAAAGAAGTACGGACAATACGTAAACGTAAACAGAATCAAACCCGAAGACTATCTATTTATTACGTCAGATACTACAGTAGTAAACGAAGTCTATAAATTAAAGAGATATCATTTCTACAAAGAGAGCGAGCTAACCTATAAAGTAGTAGGAGTACCTAGCGAACCTCTATATATCAGGAGTAAGACGACAGATAAAATAATAGGCAAGTTATACAACGGAAACGAAGTACTAAAATTTGATAATAATAGAAGGTGCCTAGTATATCACTACGAAGCGCTAGGACTAACCTATAAAAAGTATCTAAAGAAATAAGCCCACAAAACACTTACAAAAAATACTATAATATAAGAGAAGTAAAGGAAACCCCTATACTTCGAACAATCTAGGATCACGGCTACTTATGTAGCCTAGAGTAGATATGAAAAAATACATTAATCCGTTCTATTATTCACATATCTATTCTAGAGTACCTAAATAGACGCGATAAAAAATCCAGGGAGAGGGTATACGCGTAGAAGGCAAGCAGAGCCAACTATCGAGGCCCCTGGCTGTAAAAAATCCGGAGTAATTAACCGAACAAACCCTTCGAGCCTATCGGGTACTAAGCGCGCATAAAGTGAACCCAATAAGGGCATTAACTCCTTTCTAAAATTTGTAAATTTGTAAATAACAAAAAGGGCACCTAGTCCAGTAGGCGCTTTTTTTGTTGCGGACAAATATAAAACGGAAAGAAGGGAAAAGTCCTCCAAACTAAAAATTGATATGTTCCCATAGAGTACTGCTTTTCATTTTATACATAGACCGCAGCTAAAAAAATCCGGAGTAAAATCCGGCTCTTTTTTTATGGAGTAAAATAGCTAAATTTGACTTATAAAGAATCCAGGATATAATAACCAGCTCAAAAGGGGAGGTGGTAAAGTGGTACAAGTAACTTACGTAAAACGTAACGGAGATATACTACGTAGAACTATCAGAGGCTATACACCATACAGAATAGGAGATATAAACTCCTACGGCTGGAAAGTAACAGACGTAAAATATCAGTGGAAGGATAACAAATACTATTCTAGATCAGAATACGACAGACTAGTAAATAAATCTATCAGCCTAGATAGAAAAATCAGCAAGTATAAAAGAGCTATCGAGCGAGTATATAAAGAGCTAGCCTATATATTCTACCTACTAATGATAGCTAGAGTATTCCAGGTAATAACTAAGTAGCGTAAACGAATTTACAAAAAACGCAAAAAAGGGATTGATTTCTCAAAAAGGATTTTATATAATCAGGTTGTAAGGTACAAAAGAAACGCGTACCTGAATTATCCTGGTCCTAGGTTAACATAATATATACTAGAAGAACTTCCAGGATAAGATTATCCTGGTTTTTTTAATGCCCGGAAGGAAGGAGGAAACAGATGAGGAAGCCTATAGTAAAGTATCCAGCTCTAGAAAAAGAAATGGAGAAACACGGCGAAAAAAGAAAAGACCTAGCTAAAGTACTAGGCGTATCAATAGCCACGGCGAGCCGTAAGCTATCAGGTAAAAGCCGCTGGAATATCAGAGACGTAGAGACGATATGCGAATACTATAAAAAAGACTACTACGAGCTTTTTAAATAACAAAAAAAAGAGAACTTATACAAGTCCTCTTACACAAATCGAACTCTTAAGAAAAGAAGTTCGATATAAGTATAACACAAATCGAAGGAGAATAAAATATGAAATTTAAAAAAGAAGTTCAGGGGATTATCGGTACTATAACTACTATAGCTTTTATGCTACTAGCTACAACTATAGAGAGTGATTGGAGTAAAGAGTATCTAATATTCGCAGGTATAAATTTAGTAATACTAGTAAGCGGAATAATACTACTACATAAGTATGGGAGATTTGAATAGCATGAAATACGAGCCACTAAAAGACAAGTATCTAGGTTGCTGGATTGTCTGGGAAGTTCATAGAAACCATAGAATTGATAGACAACATACCAGAACTAAAAAGGAGGCTAAAGCATGGATTCAGCAGATCACAAAATGACGCACCAGGAATGGGAGCTATTTAACTATCATAAAAAACTAGATCGTTTTATAGAAACCAACCGCTATTATTGCTACTGCGGACACTCCGTAACTATACCGCCTACAAAGAAAAGGATAATCTGCACGCATTGCGGATACTGGATATATCGCGATATAGACCAGCAAATAGAAAAAGCTAAAAGTATCGAAAAAGAAAATCAGGAAAAACTAGCAAGAATCAAAAGGGAACGATTTAAGAATCAACTAAAGGAGAAAATAGTAAATGCTATATAAACTAGACGACTACTGGATAACAGAACTAAAAAAAGCCGATAGGCTAGTAAATCCAGGAAACAATAGAAAATATCCGTCAGACATAAAATGGATAGACGAAGAGGCTTATATAGCCGTAGAGGACCTTCTAGGTTGGATAGAGAATCTAGATTACGAATTAGATCATAAAATAGACGAGCTCCAGGATCTACAGAACGACCTAGAGAGCAACTATAAACCTATACCACCAGGAAAACTATACGAGGTAAGCGATAAAGATTTTATTTAAGGGAGGACAATAAAATGGCTAATACAATACAAAAAAATAAAACAGCTAAGATACCTACTAAGAGCGGGAAGGACTATTCCTACACATATACAGACCTAGCTAGTATAAACAAATGGTTCGACGAGAACGGACTAGACTATTATCAGGAAATAGAAACCTGCGAGACTAACGGTAAGGACTATATCAATACGTACAGATATATAAACGGAGAATGGGAAGACAAGCCAAAAAGAGGTTGCCAAGTAGTAGACGCTACTCTATTAGGAGTATCTAATCCAGCACAGCAAAATGGAAGTGCGCTAACGTACGCGAGACGCTACAGCTTATGCCTAGCCTTCGGACTAGCTACAGAAGACAACGACGCGAACGATCTAACTACTCTAAAGGAGATAACTAAAGAGGACGCGGAATCCTATACATTCCAAAGCGGAAAACACGAAGGTTGGACTCTAAAGCGAGTAGTAGAAGAAGATCAGGGATTCCTAAAGTGGCTACTAAACAATTCTAAAGACGAGAGACTACTAAAGATGATAGAAGTCCTAACAGGAGAAGTACCTAAGACAGATAAAGAGTGGGACGATAGACTAGCATTAACTCAAAAATTACAGCAGCTAATCGTAGATAAAGGACTACCTATAGACGACATACTAAAAAATAACGGACTTACAAATATAAGAGATCTACCAGACGACGACCTAAAGGAAATAGTAAATTACTACGAGAAGTTATATAACGTCCAGGATATCATAAAGTATAAAAACCTAGACGAGAAGGCAATATTAAGCCACTACAAAGCTGATAAGCTAGACGAGATATCAATAGACTATCTAGATGAGATAATCGCTAAACGAGGCTAATATGGCGGTATTTCGAGTACATAAAAACAATAACTTTATCGTAATAGGAAAAACGCCCCTAAAGGAAAAAGATATGTCCCTAAAAGCTATCGGACTCTTAAGTATAATGCTAAGCCTTCCGGACGATTGGGATTACTCAGTGGGCGGCCTAGCAGCTATCAGGAGCGAGAGTAAAGATACTATAAATAGAGTACTAAACGAACTAGAAGAGTTCGGATATCTAAAAAGGACACAACTAAGAAGCGAAAGCGGACTAATAACAGGATACGAGTACGACATATACGAAGAGCCATATCCTAAAAATCCAGATACGGATAATCCAGATACGGATAATCCAGATACGGATAATCCAGATACGGATTATAAGTTACAATATAATAATA